CCGACAAGATTGATCGACATGGTTCCAGATCCCGTATCGGGCGGAGCGGTCGACGACCTAATCGATGGTTTGGCACTTGGGCAGGCAATGGGCAAACTAGACGTTGTACATCGGAGCGTCTTTGATCTCCGTTACCATGGTGCGGAGTGGCGAGAAGTCGCGGAAACGTGTGGCACCAGCGAGAAGACAGCGCGGTCCTACTACAAGCAAGCCTGTGAGACCCTGATCCTTGAAATCGCCCCCGGAATGGTTGGAGGTGTAGAACATGACTAGCAAACAGAGCGCGGAAGAGATCGAGGCCATCAAATTGGGGTTTATCTCTGCGTGGAACAAAGGGGACAAACCCACGTTGGCAGAGTACACGGCCAGTTACCCCCAATATGCAATGGAACTCACAGAGTTTGTGCTCCTTTTCAGCGTGATGGAGACTGTCACCGATGAAACAGACGAAGTCGGTGAGCCGTCGTCTGAGTTGGTTGCTCTGGTACAGGGAGCCGTTGAATCAAGTCAGAGCAGCGCAGAGACACTAAATGAGCGCATAAAAGAAATCGGAGCCACGCCTGATGAACTTGCTGCGGAGTTTGATCTGCCAGTCTATATACTGGGTATGCTGCAGAAAAGACAGCTTACGCACCTGCCGCTGAGGCTGGTCATCGCTTTGCGCCACAGGTTCAGTCAGACAACCGGACAGGTGTTAGGCTTCATCGGCTATCGTCCGCCGATGCCCCAGACTGCTTTCCAGTTCAGGGCTGACAGCACGCCTGCAACGACAGGAACCGCCGGGAAGACATTCCGAGAAGCGATGGCCTCGTCTGCGAACGCAGAACAGAAACGCAAGTGGTTGCCAGACGACGATATGGAGCAGACCAATGGATAAGTACACCGCTATCCGCGAACGCGCAGCAGATATTGTGCGCCAGTATGAGCGAAACAGAGGAAAGAGTGCATTCTCTTCTGATCAAGGGAGCCACGCTGTGTTGAGTGATCTCGCATTTACCTGCTTCGGGCTGACTGTGATGGACGATCCTGGCCTGCCGGAAGGTGTGACTGGCCAGTTGGATCTCAATGGCGCTGTCATCAGCGTTAGGTGCTCACTTGCGAAAGGCAGAAGATCGTTCACTGTGGCTCACGAGATCGCCCACGCTGCCCTTGAGCATCCAGGTCGGTGCTTGTTCGATGGTGAGACTGAGATCGACGAGCGGCCCGATTTCAGTGCCTTGACCGTGCAGAATGGTGTCTACAGAAGCTACAACAGCCGCGAACGCTGCGAATTGGAGGCCAACGTCTTCGCCGCCCAACTACTGGCACCTGCTGAGATCGTTCAGGAGAAGGTTCGAAAGAACCCGAATTGGACCGTCGATGGGTTGTCGGCATATTTCGGACTCACCCAATCGGCTATGCTGAATCAGCTTGTGGCGGCTCTCCTACCTGGTCCAACTGCTCCGACAGATACTTACGACGCTAAAGGCAACACGTTCCAATTGGACCCCAGACAGAAAGGAGCTATCGATGTCTCCGCCCCGGCTTTGGTAATTGCAGGCCCTGGCTCCGGCAAGACGCGAGTACTGGTTGAGCGCTTCGTGAGACTGGTCAATGATGGCACGAACCCAGGTCGGATTCTGGCGCTCACATTTGCGAATAAAGCGGCTGAAGAAATGCGCGACCGTTTGTCGGTGTCACTTCCGGGCCACGCTCACGAGATACAAGTATCCACATTCCATTCGTTCGGACTAGACCTTCTCAAAGGGTATGGCAACGCCATAGGAATTGATCCCTCTGCCAAGTTGTTCACGCCTCTGGATGCCTTCGCCTACATCAAGACTCAGCTTGCGTCCATTCCAATGGGCGTTTTTGAAGACATCCGGAGTCCGGGCAATAACCTTGGATTATTGTTAGCGGCCGTTTCAAGGGCCAAGGACGAACTCACATCTCCGGAGGAGTTTCTCAGGCTCGCGCAGGAGTGGCAGTCTTCGGTCCATTCGGCGGCAACGAGCGGTGGCGCTTCAGCGGACGACCACAACCAGGAACTTGAAGAAGCAACCAGAAGCGTTGATGCAGGGCACTTCTATATTGCTTACCGAGAACTGATGAGGAGTGCAGCTGCATTGGACTATGGCGATCTCATCGCTGAGAGCGTTCGCCTACTAGACTTGGCTAGCACTGGGGACGAGATACGCAAACGATATGATTTCGTACTGGTGGATGAGTTCCAGGACATCAATTATGCAAGCGGGCGACTGCTTGAGAGCCTTGATGGCGGTCGGGGAATCGTATGGGCCGTAGGTGATCCGAAGCAGAGCATATACCGGTTTCGGGGCGCTTCGCCCGCAAACCTGATGAGGTTCACTGAGGACTATCCTGGCGCGGAAGTGGTCGCACTAGACCGCAACTACCGTTCGGTCGAAGACATTGTCAAGTGCGGACAGGCCGTAGAGATACCAGCGCGCTCCGATGGGCGTAATCTCTCTGTTGCATCACTAGTATCAGATCGCGGCAGGGAATCGACCGTTCCCGCAGTTGAGGTGGTGGTAGCCGCTGATAGGAATACTGAGCTTGTTGAGTTGGTTCGCGCGGTCGCCCAAGCTGCAGAGAAGTATGGACGCAAAGAAGTGTGCGTGCTCTGCCGCACCAGATCACAAGCACACATCGTCTCTGACTCCCTTGAACTGGCTGGTGTGCCGACAACCTGGTGTGGTGCACTCGAGGAGCGAGCCGCGTTCCGGGACATCATAGGGTTGCTGTACCTGGCCTCCGGAGACCTTAGGGGTCTTGTCCGCGTCGCCGGGATGGTCGAGCACAGGATCAACGACACAGATCTCCGTATGCTCATGGCCTGGGCAAAGGGGAACGGTGCGGATGTCCACAGAGTCCTACACGCTGCCTGTGATGGTGTGATTGCTGGGGTGTCAGAGGACTGCGTTTGCAGGTGTGCGGGGCTCAAGAAGATCAGTGGTGCAATGCGGGCACAGCCCACGGCATTCCACGCCGTCACGGCCTACCTGTTCAAGCACAGTAATTGGTGCCGTGAACTTATGCAGCAGGAGACGCCGGAGACCCGCAGAGTCCTTTCAACGCTCGGACAGGTGTGCGCTATGGCACGATCATTCAGGCCAGCCATTGACGATGGCTCTAGCGATATCCCCGCGTTTGTTGAATACTTGGAGTCCTGTGTTGAGGCTGGTGAACTGGTAGCGCCGCTTGGCGAGCCCTCGGAATCTGACGCTGTGAGCGTAATGACTGTACACCACAGCAAAGGCCTTGAATGGGACGCCGTCTTCGTTCCATTTCTCACAGACGGACGGTTCCCGAATAAGGCCCGACACGAAACGCTGCCCCTGCCTCAAGGGATGATCCAATGTCACGATGTTAACGATGATATGATAGAGGAGGCTTGTCTGTTCTACGTTGCCGTGACACGTGCACGCAACTATCTTATGCTTATGAGGGCAGAGCGCTACGGAAGGTCCGCTCAGCCATCACCATTCCTCGAACGTGTTCTCGGGGAATTACGCGATACAGGCTATGTGGCCGAGAGGGACGCAGCCGCAGTGGTTCAGGCATCTAGCGTCGAGCCAGCGGTAACGACCACTGGATACTCTTTCAATGGCTGCCCGAAAACCAGCGCACTTATGACATTCGCAGATTGCCCTAAAAGGTTCGAGTTCCAGAGCATTCTCGGTCTACGAGATGATGATACGGGTTACCTGGACTTCCGATCAGCGCTGTTCGCCGCCATGCAGGAATGCGCGGACGAAGCTGCACATGGAAGCGTGCCTGACGCGAATACCGCCGTGGCTGCCCTGGAGCGCCACTGGGACACGCTTGGTCCCACAAGTCATTGGTACGAACAGCGCTTCAAGAGAAACGCGGAACAGATACTACTTACATTCCTGGGACGTCTGCGGCCGGGAGTGAGAGTGGAATTCCGTCAGGAATTCACGCTTGCTACGGGCAATCAAAGAGTGAGCGTCACGGTCGACGAAGTGGAGCAGGGCGACGAAGTCGTGCTGCGGAAGCATCACTTCGGCAAACCAGCGAAGAGCCATCTGAGCAGCGACGCGTCGGCACTGTTGGTTGCGGCAGGTGAACAAGGCTACATCGGCCGGACATGTCGCACTGAACTACTCTATCCAGCATATAACCGGCAAGTGGCAGTAGACTTAACGCCCAAGGTAGTGGGCAACCGCGTACAGAAGATGTCACAGCTCGCGTCAGAAGCAGAGACAGGGCCGTACGTGGCTAAGCCGAATGCATTCACCTGCAAGACGTGTTATTACAGACTGATATGTCCTTCGGGATCCGAGGAGCAAATGTAATATTTCGCCATTCAAAGGAACCGCTGCGACTGGCGCTGGTAACAGATCGACGGCAATCTCATTCAAACCGGAGGAGATATCCCTGTGGATAGGAGGCAGATTGGCGAAGAATCCGGGTTCTTTTTCGGGCTACTCGGAAACGACCTGTTTGCCCGCCCTATGGGGGTCGACGTCGTAGCAGATGAGATTATCCACGGGAGACACACTGAGGCTGAAGCCCACATCGGTATTGCCGCTGGCGACGATATCAATCTGGGTAAAGCTGTCTGGGTAGAAGTCCACCTCGTAGACTCTGCCGCCAGGGACCGTGGGATTCGCGTTTTCTATGTGCCGGACCCGGCTGCCAGTCGCAACCTCCGCGCCGCCGGTAATGTGGTAGACTTCCACGGTGGCCGTGAACGCGACGTCGGTCGAACGCAGAACGGCGCGCAAATTGTGAGGTGAATTGCCATCGACCTTGGCTCGCCAGATAAAGCCGTGAAGGCCCGAGATGACATCATAGGCAAGCAGCGCCAGGCCGTCGCCATTGTAATCGTAGGAACAATGCCAGCGGACCAACCCGGACAGGAAGTCCCAAGTCTCCGGCCCGAGGAATCCAGCCGAGGATTCATCAACCAGGGCGTGGGCATCGCCACCAGACCCGACGTGGCCAAGTGGCGCAAACCGCTCGTCGGATTCCGATTCGGTATAGTAACGCCCATCGTGATCAGCGGAGGTCTTGTGGGCGTCCAGGGTTTCGGTGAGATCAACCAAGCCGTCTTCCACGCCGGCGATCCGCTCTTCGTGATCTGCGAGCGTGGAAGCTATGTTGCTGCCCATGGCCGCAGCCGGCGTCAGATCGCCGGTAGTGAGGTTGAAGATGTATACCGGGACCACCGTTCGCCCTATGGCACCATCCGGCAGCGGGTCACCGGAAGTATCCCGGCCCTGCAGTGTGGCAATCCATTTCTCCCGCTCAGCAGTCGGCTCGCCGGTCAGGGGACTGACCAGGGTCGGATCGTCCGAGGCGGTCACTACCCGGCGAAAGACATCAAGGTATATGGTATGTTCCCCCGGGTCTGAGAATGAGAGTTCTGCCCCAGGCACGTTCACCGCACACCCATCGACGTATACCACGCCGTCCGCGATAGTCACATCGTCGCCGGCGACCGTTCCTGCCAGTCCGGAGATGATGGCGCCTTGGGAGAAGACTCGGTCGAGCAGGACTCGCCGCTCGTGGGTTTGCATATCTTGCATCTCGTTGAGTTCGGCGTCCAGCAGATCGCGGTCGGCCTGGTAGCAAACTCGTTTATAGTTCTTGTTCGCGTCGAAGGTGTTCTCGCTCATGGGGTGCTAGTCTCCTCTCCAATCCACAATATGGTGCCCGCAGGCTGGTGGCGGGCGACGGTTTCATCGAAGGCGGCATTGTCAGGCAGCGGCTCAGTGATGCCATAGATCCCGTGGTTGTAACGGTGCCCCGGCAGCTTCTGGTGATTGAGCCGGGACCGGTAGTTCAGGCGGCAAACCAGCCGAAAGGTCTCGACGATCTCGCCGTCCCAGCCGAGCCGGCGCAGTTCGCGATCCAAACCGACCAACGTGCCAGTTCGCCTGTAGTATTCAATGGCCTCACGTATCCTCTGCCGCTGTGGTCCCGGATTTGCCTTGGGGTCATACGTGGCTCCGACCAGAGCGGCAAGATACCCCAGGAAATCCGGCGGGCAGTCTGCGGACGACGCAAGATCAGGAATGCCAATGATATGTTCCTGCAGTTCGTCGAGTGTCGGGCCAACGACCGACAGGAATGCACGGAGGTCGCCGGAGGTGTCGGACTCGGCGTAAAGATCGGGAAGCAGTTCGAGCAGACGATCCACCCATCCCATTACCGCACCTCCGAAATGGTGAGCGTGGTCGTACCCAGAACCGGTATCTCGCGCTGGCCGGGAACGATGTCTGCCAGCGGTTCGCGCAGCGCCACGTGGCTCACTCCCTGGACCCCGTCCAGCAGAACCACAAGGTCGGACGGATAGACCGCCATCCCAAAGTCCTGGTTCCCGAATGCAAACTGACTTGTCAGCGCGCTCATTGCCCGACCACGAACAGTGTTGGGGTCCTCACCGGGGTAGAAAAACAAATCCGCATCGACATCAACGGGCACATACACGGGGTCTACAATGCCTGCGTCAATGGTGAGGAGCCGCCGGGCCTCCAGGTAGTCGGTGAGTCCGGACTTCAGAAGCGGAGATGGCAGGCCCCCGCCCTCCGGAGCGATGCACACTCTCACGGAATACATTCTCAGGCTGGTATCATCATTGATATCTATAATCCGAGCCTTGGCCACACCCGGATACGCCAGACACAGCGACCGGTAATCTTCCCGCGTGACGGCTTTCCACGTGGACCGAACCGTGCTGGGGGCTACCAACCGCGCGTGTTCCAGCGATTCCTTGTCGGCTCCACCAGTGGCTGCGATGGGGTTGTCCACAGTGAATGCGGCCGTTGAATCAATATTGCTGACCAACTGCCCGATTCTATGCGGCGCAATGTTGCCCGATGCGCCCTGTGTCGAAATGTAGGATACTTCCACCAACCTACCTTCATTTGATAACATCCCACATGTGCCGTCGCCGAAGGTGATCGAGACTACATCCAGGCCATCCGTCTCAACAAGGAAGTGCGTGTCCTCCGGCCCGCTGTCGGCGAAATGCTGGACTTCAAGCCAGGGAATGCCTCCGACAGTCACACGCACGGAACCGTGGGCGACATCCGTTCGGTTCAGCACAAGCCTGGCACCCACGGTTCCCGTCGCGGCAAATGATTCCGAGACAGGCTCCCCCTGAACGGCGTCCGCTTCAACGGAGGACTCACCAGCAAGCAGAGTAACATCTGTCGTGGTCACAAATGGAACGGGTGTCTCTTCGTCTGCCGCCCGTACAACCGTTCCCGCGGGGATAGCCACATTGGTCGGCTCCATCTGCATGACCGTGAACCTGACGCGCGTGCTCGCCGCTACTGGCCCGTGCAGCCTGTAGCCGACCAGCGCGCACAGGTTAGCGATGTTCGGCCGCTGTCGAGCTGTGGGCAGGTAGCACTCGGCAGCCTGCGCATCGATGTAATATGCCAGCATATCGGCGGTGCCGGCGAAAAGTTCCAACAGCACTACGCCCAGATCGCTGGGGTTCATGTCTGTCCAGCGATCTGTGAGTTGCGGAATCCGAGCTATTAGCTCCTCGCGAATCGATTCGTAGTCTTTATCCACGTATGGAAGTCTGCCGCGACGTACGGTCATGGTATAATCACTCCAGTTCCCGGTAGAATGGGTAAACCAAGTTGCCCTCAACCTGGGAGGATATAAGTCTGTAATCCATTCGAATCAATACCAGATGCCCGTCTGTCTCGTCTGGCCCGCAACTGACGTCGGTGATAATGACCCGCGGCTCCCACTGTTCCAGAGCCTCTATTACTTCGTGGCGGAGCAGGCCGTAGAGCAACTGGTCGTTGGGCTCGAATACCAACTCGTGAAGCCTGGTGCCGAAGTCCGGACGCATAAGCCGCTCGCCTTTCCTGGTCCCAAGGATCTGCCGGATGCTCTCGTGAATGTGAGCGTGGTTGGACGACGTGGCGGTAGAGACCTGCGCGCCACCTGACCGGCGCTGGAACGCGAATGGGAACCGCAGGCCCTTGCCCAGAAAGTCCAGACCGGGTTCCTCGCGTCTGGTGGGGGCATACTGCTCCGCTGAGCGGATTACCAGGAGCACGTCCGTATCCAGAAGAATACTACGCCGTACGGTCAGCATTGCGTCAGCGTCCAGGGAGCGTGCATGGCTTATGCCCAACCACGTATCGGTTTCCAACCAGGTCGGACGCGTGACTTCCACGAGAGCATCACAGGTAATGTCCACCGGCGTCGAGACAATCTCGGCGTATTCGACCTGCACCACGACTGAAGCCACACGCCCCTGAGCAGGCTCGGCAACCTCCACCTGTGTTAAGCCCGAAGCCACACGAGCCTGAGCTGGATCGGCAACTTCCACCTGTGCCAAAGCCGACGCCACGCGAACCTGCGACGCTTCAACAACCTCCACTTGCGCCAGGGCCGATGCTACGCGAATGTCATCCGCCATAGGTCGTTACTCCCGGGCAGTCATTTCCAGCCACGAAGTCACTCACGGGATGATGGACTCCACACCGACCAAAAGCTTGTCGAACTCAGCCAACGTAAGTTGCTGGGAGGTATTCATAGGGTCTTCGCCGCTGCTGATGAGCTTCATCATGCCGGTGTAGCTGTTAATCCCTGGTCTGTTGGGATCCGGAGCCCCGCCTACATCCCAGGCGTCATACACAAGTGGATTGGCGGCGTCTGTCTTGGTGATCAGGGGTTTGAGCCCAGAACCGATGGCCGAACCGTCCATTGCGGTCGCGAACAGCGCGACGGACTTAATCAGGCTGTTATCGGGTATAGCAATCTGTGCCCGGGTCTTGAGCTTGAGCGCTTGCCTGTCTCCGTTGACCCCACTCGCAATGTAGGGGAGGGTACCGGTCCATTTCTGGGGGATATCGTCTACAATCGTGTATCTGGTGGTACCGGTGGATGGTGTCCACGCGTTGATGCTGCCGGAATCCGCGACAGGCAGGCTGGCCACTATTCCCGAACACAGCCCACACCATGGGACATCGTCTGCCAGATCCCCGACGTTTATTGCGATGTCGTCTAGATAGAACAGGTTAACCACCGTCGGGGTAATGGGCTGCCCGTAGTCTACGTATGCCACTCCATCGCTACCCAGGTCCGCAGTGACGTTGCTCCCTATATCCTGCCCGTTTACACGGAGTGCAAGCAGGCTGTTGGCTCCATCGGTTCTGACCTTCACTTCCACGCATATCCAGGCGGCGGCCAGGTCGAGTGGCGCGCTCGTGATCGTTACCGACGGGCTACTCCAGATGAGCGATACCGTTCGTGCAGATGGGTTTAGCGCCACATATCCATTGGCGAACCTTATCGGTCTGAACTCGGCGATGTTGGCGCCAAGTGAATACACATACAGCCGAAGACTCAGATTGTGAGACGCGTTGAGTAAAGCGTATCTCATGTAGGGCGTCCCAATGCCACCCGAGATGGACACATTGCTGACAAAGGCGTACCCTCCATTCCGGCCTACTCCAGCGCTAACGCCCATGTAGGCGTAGTACGAGTAATGACCTACCGAGTATAAGCTGTAGATTGAGCCGTTCTTTACGCCGTTCAAGCCGCCCTGCACACCAGAGAAGTACGCAGGCAGTCCTGTCTCAAATCCGTCTGTCAGTTCTCTACGCCACGCCATTGTCGCTCATCCTCCTTTGATACAGGCTCCAACCGTAGACTTCTTCGGGTATAGCATCACCCGTAAGTTGCTCCACGCCATCGCCGTGAAGTTCAGTGTCCACCATGACCAGGTAATGTTCATCATCCACTTGCTTGGCCACCAGAGCGATGCCGTCTGGCACATCCGGAGTGACGGAGGCGACCTGGGTCGTTGGGTTTCCTTCCTCGTCGAGGAGGAATGTAGTTTTGACTGGAACAAGATAAACTCTCAGCATGATGTAATCACTCCTATACGTTCGTCCGGCTCTCGGTCCCGGTGAGCCGAAGCTTGAGGTCGGATTTGTTCTGAACCGGGGTGTCGGCGGGAACCGTGAACCTGCGCCAGAACGAGAGCGTGGTATCGTGGGTCTTGTTGCCGAGGGAAAGTGCGGCCCCGCCAATGGCCGCTTCCAGCCCTGCCTGAGTCAAGGCGAGCAGGCACCAACTCGACTCATCGGAATCTGCGGTGTCCAGCGGGGTAACCACAATATCCTCGTAATTGCAGGCGGCATAGGCTATTGCGGCGGCGAGGTGCGCTGCAGCGGTGGTTCCCATTACCGCCCTGTCCACAGTGATCTCGGCTGTGCCGCCGCCGGATACGACCCGCATCGTTTCGGTGCCTACTATGATGATGTCGGCATTCGCAAAAGCGGGCTTCGCAAGGGTCATGGCAGTCTGGACTGAGTCAATGCCCACCGCGAGGGCAGCCTGCTCGTTGGCAACGTATATATGCCGGTCCGCACTGCCACCTGACAGCCCGTCCAGTTGGGCTACGTCCGGATTGGACATATCGCCCTCCGAAATGGGTTGCTCCAAAGCTGCGTCCATAAATAGGTGTAATGACATACGACTATCCTTTCCGTCTATCCTGTTTCGGCTTGTTCACTACCAGTTGTTATCACTGCCCCGCAGCCAGCTACGTCGCCTACACGCGCTACCGGTGAACCCTCGATGTCGACTGTGGGACTGCCTGTCACAATGGGCGTAACCCCGTGACCCGGTATGGGACAGGAATGCAGATCACCCTTTCGAGCCACACGAATCCCATCTGCAAAGGTGCGACTTGCGGCACTGATTATCACCCCGCCGTGGGACGAACTGTCTCCCAATCGGGCAATCTTGGCCATGCTATTTCCCCAGGTAGCTGATGATGGCGCTGATTACACCGCTGACTATCCCACCCAGCGCCACCACCAGCATTGCAGTCTTCCAAAGGGTGTCGCTCCCGACCTTCTTGGACAGCTCAGACCACAGGCTCTTTATCTCCTTGGCGTGTCTTTCCAGTTCATCGTTTATGGCCTTGGCGATAAGCTGCACGCTCTCTTTGTCGGATTTGAGTTCCATCCGTCGCTCAATGGTTTCCAGGCGTGTAAGTATGTCGCGCCGGTGATCCTCGAGGATGGTGCGGAATTCCGCCCGCCACTGGTCGAAGGTCTTTGCCAGCAGTCGCTCACTTTCCACCCAGCCACATTTGGTAGGCCCTTGGCACTCGCCGGGAGTGCTCATTTGCTCTTCGTCGTTCATGGGTTGATGTACACCTTTCCAGCCGAACGGATGGTAATGTCTCCTGTCTGCGCATCCATCGTGAGGGTGCTGCCGGCTGCGTCCCGAACCTGAATACGTTTGCCTGATTCCATAATGACCTGCTGACCGCTGGAATCCAACACACTAACGCAGGCGGAAGTGTATCGGTCGTCCATCATTATCACGTGGCCCGCCGGCGTCTTTGCCAGCACATACACTTTCGGGCACCAGAACGGAGGATGGCCGTGGAACTTGCCGTGCTCCAGGTTATCGGCCCGATTGGAAGCATGATCGATCAGATCCCCGCAAGCAGAACACTCAGTTCCGCTGCACAGTCGTTTCGCCTCATCAGGCATCTCACCCGGGTTGCTGCCTGCTATCCAGACGCCGGACCAGATCGGGAACTGCGGATTGCCGCCCTCGAACTCTGCCCAGACTGAAGCCCCCTCGGGAGGGACCAGGAACGTCCCACAATTATCAGTCCCGCCGAACGGGAAACAGGGCGAGGCCCAGTCCGACCAGTTGTCACTCCCGACCCCGAGGACGGCTGGGATTTCCAACCGGCACCTGCCCAGCCGTTCGGGGTCGTGATTATCGCGAACGAAGGCCCGGTACTTGCCATACCACTGCGCTGTCTGTTCCTGGTCCTGGATTTCCACGATCCTACAGTCCTCTCAGGGCTTCCCGGACGATCTTGGTGATCGCTGCCGGGGCATTCTTCTTCGGGTCAGCCTTGGCCACGGCATCGACAATGGCGTCCTGAACTGCCGTCGGCAATGCCCGCTGAGTCTGTGATACCGCGCTCTTCACGGTCTTTGACCCGAGGCACTCAATTGCTCCGACAACAGCGTCCAAAGCAGCCGCCTGGGCCCGACCCCATGCAGTGAGTCTCAATATCGCTATGAGCGCGAGAAGCAGGGTGATTATCGCCTCCCTGTTTTCCACTACGAATCCAATCGTCTGATGTGCCACTTCTACCACTCTCCTGTCTTGTTACTTGCCGATTACTCGGCCGCTGTTTGCGTCTACACGCACCATCTTGGGCTCCGGCTTCACGGGCCGGGGCGTATCAGTCTGACTTGCACGTTTGCCCGCCGATGTGGCCACAGCCCGTTTCGGCTTGCTCGGAGCCGATTGAACATTCTTCTTGCCCTTCGCCTCCACCGCCTTGATGCCGGCGCCTTTGCCCACAGCATTTCGCTTGAGCTTCAGTTCGCAGGAGTAGCCATCCCCGAAGATATGCCGGACTGAGGTGCAGTAATACACCCCTGAGAACTTTTTTCCGACCCCTCGAACCTCGATGTTCTGCTTTGCCACAAGGCTGGGAATGCCAATAGTCACAGCCGTGGCTTCGACCTGCCTCAGTTCGGCACTAGCGAAATGACTCTCAGCCTTGTTCTGCGCGGGCTCCCGATCTGGTTTCTCGTGGAAGCCCTCCGAACGTTCGTAGCTGGGCACTATCCGGCCCGACTCCTGGGTCCGAAACCCATCGTCGATCAGGTAAGTGTTCTTGCCCAGGGACGTTCTATCGGGCGTGGTGGCATTGTTCGCAGAATGGCTGACATGCCGCTTCCTGCGTGGGTCAACCCCGACTGCCTTAGTCTCAGTGCCCGCCCCTTTCACACCCTGCGACTGGGTGCTCGGAGTGAATGATCTGAGCACCCCCTCCCGGTCGGTGAAGTACTCCAGCGCCAACGTCGGTCGCGATTCCAGCTTCCGAGGGTGGAAGTGGAGTTCATCATCCTGAATGTAGAACACGTACCCCGCCACCCCGGTACCGGCCCGAGACTTGGCCGTCAGCCCTTTGAGAAACTGAGCATCCGACAGGCCGCCCTGGGCCACGCGTAGGTGCCTGCCAATCGTCTTTGTCACCACCGGCGTAAGGCCGTGCTCGCCGGCTATCTGCTGGGCAATCTCGGAATACAGGATCCCTGGGGCGGGCTTCTGCCAGACCCGCTGGATCTGCCGACCGGCCAGTTTGTGGCCTTTGTCGTATGCCTTGAGCTTGATGGTAGGCTCACCTGATTCTGGATAGTCGTATTCCACCTCCTTGATGGTCGCAACCTTGCGAGCGGAAAGATCGCCCACGTAGCCGAACCGAGCCACGATCTCGTTGCCTTCCTGGAAGAGCGGATCGTCCACCAACTGCAGGTTCCGGTCTGTCAGGTCTATCTCCATCAGGTCCA